ACACAACACAGTATTAGTTAGTCTAGTCTAACACCACACAACACAGTATTAGTTAGTCTAGTCTAACACCACACAACCCAACTCAATAATGACCCACCAGACTCCGTAGTGGATTATGTGAAATTACAAAAACACTTGTATTCTAGAATATGTGTGTTATAATATGAGTGTAAAGAAAGAGAGGACAAAGAAATGACTAAACAAAAATATAAAGAAATATTGGAAACGCAATACAATGATGTAATTGCAAAGATTAAGGGTTGGCATGAATTACCTAATGTATTACAAGCTTTAAGCGACTATACAGCTATTTGTATTGCTATGTGTGAAAGGATTTATGACGATAAAGAAATAAATTATTCTGATTATATTTATTTGAATGAGCATATTAATAATAATCTTAAAGAAGTATGTAGAATAGTTAGAAGGTAGTGTTATGAGTAACTATACTAGTCTTAGTCGTCTGATTAATGAGTTAAATAGAACGCTAGGTATCACTAGTGATACTGAGCGTGAGAATCTAATCCAATCCTATTATAATCAAGGTCTAATAAGTTATAGACAATATTATCTTTTAAGGTCTAGCGTTGTTAAACACGAATACATCCACAACTATTTTATTCAAATGTATGGTGAGAATTGGTAGGTGATAAGTATGGATAAAGATATTAAAATCGAATTAGAATTTTATTTTACGTTTGATGATTTAATTGTTTTACATTCTACAGACTACAGAATTGTTTGGGATGAGTATATTAAGTATTATAGTAAATATGGTGCTAATCATGACTATTATTTATATACTGTCAATAAACACGATCTTAAAGATTTTATTAAAATAAAAGAGTGATAATTAATATCACTCTTTTAATATTTACTAAGTATGTAGCTTAACAGTCGTTTGGTCTCTTGATTGTTATAATATACACAACCATCACGATAGGATCGTATTAACATATTTAATCTTTGATCTTTACGCCAAAGTTTAGCGATCATCATATTTTCGCGATTGTTAGCACCAATAGAATAACAATATCCGTATTCTTTATTAATTTGTTGATTAATATAAACATAACCTGTATTCATATCAACCCAAGCACCATAATAAACACCCTCAAAATATAATGTACATAAATAATCACATTCCGGTGTTTTCTTCTTTATAAAGTCATTTGTATCATAAGCAAAGTTACCAGCGTTATAATCTCCATATGTCGTACCAGATATTAATTTATGGAATTTCGATTTTTCTTTGTTTCCTTTTTTATAATCGCTATGACAAATTTGCACAATAATTTGCTCGACTGAATCATTACCTTTAAATGTATTAAACTCTTTTGCGGGGTTTGGTGATATACCAAAATAACTAAAGTAAGGGTTAACAATACTAACATTGTTAGCCAATAAATAAACATGTCCTTCTCGTTGCCTAAAAATAGAGTCAATAATATTCAATAAAATCTCAACTTCATTAGGTATATAGGCGTTAAATCCAGCTTTTTCGGGTATAAATTCATCAACTATGATTGTGTCAACATCCACATAACTTGTTGATTTTAAACTAGCAAAAGATGTTAGAGATGTTGCATAACCCATTTCGCAACCATTTATGTAAAATGTGGTAAAATTGCTTCCACCTGTGATTTTAAACTCATCATCTTTAAAATTTTCAAACTGATCGTTTAGAAATGTTTTTATTTTTTTAAGATCCGTTTTATATCGTCTCAAATAAAGAAATTGTTTACCTTTTTTCTTATAACGACTTATACAGTCTTTTTTAAATCCATATGTTTTACCAATTCCACGGCCACCAATAATAAAGTTTAAAAATTTATTGTATGATTTTATATTCGTTGGGCTGTACCAATCTATTAATTGATTCATTTGTCACTCCTAAAAAATATTGAAAAATAATCCGTATTCTTGTAGCTCAGCGTATAACTCATTTTCAATAGTGATAACCGCACGTCTTGAGCCTTGCAATACTTCCGCTAAAGTCTGTATACCTATATTACCTTTACGTTTAAAACTATATTCTTCATGCCCTGTTGTATCATTTGCGCTATTAGGTTTAGAAATTGTTTTCGCAATATTGTTAACATAGTCATTTGTTTCAATGTTCACACGCCCCTCAGGTGTCACAGAGTTTAGGGCTATACTTGTATCCTCGCCACTAGCACGGGTGTTACCTGTGCTATCTCGCGTATATGTTTCTGTATAATTTGTGTTTGCTGTTGGGTCGTCCTGATCTTGAAATGGTATGGTTTTAAATAACGTATAATATCTGTCCATATTAATTTCAAACCAGTGTTGAAGTTCAAACTTCCAATATGAATAGGTTTCTTGTCCAATTTCATCAAACCAAAAGTGCTTTAAAATTCCTGTTTCTAGTGCTTTACGTTTTTCAAGATCATCATAAAATGTATAATTAAAATCAAAAATCTTTTTTCTAGCTATTTCTAGCACTTCCATATCGCTTAATTTATACTGACTATCAATTAACTCATTCAATGCTAGGTTATGGCATACACCTTGAATTGTTTCAGTATACTGTGCTAGCACTGGACTTTGTAAGCCTAATAAATAGTTTGGCTTATTCAATTTACTAAACATTTTCATCACCTTCTTTAACATCTAGATTCTTATCCATATTAAAATCTTTAATGCTAGTGTTTGGGTCTAACTCAAGTAGTTTCAGGATTTCCTCATAATCTTCATAAGGTGCAAATTCAACACTCGCATTTAATCCGAATTTATTATTTAATTCTTCAATTGCTTTTTTACGTTCGCTTAACCAAATATTTCTAGACGCAATAACCTGTTGATTGTTGGCGTTGACCTCATCCGAAACTAATCGTTCTTTTTTGTCCATATTCGCGTTTTCAATACCTAAGAATGTCATACATTCCCTTAAAATTGCTTGTTTCATACCATGTAATTCATCCGCAATAAAAGGTGCGTTCGTTTGTAGTACATTAATATCTTCCGTTCTGAATCCTTTGGATGTAAAGATCGTTTGCACGCCTTGTAGAATCTTTTTCATGAAAACTTTAAATTGTTGTAACATTCTTCTATCGCCTGTAATGATGTATGGGGTCCATTGCATTGTAAGATTCTGATCCATAGTTCGACTAGTTAGTGCTAATTTTTTAGCGTAAAAATTTAAATATGGAAATAATCCAACATACAAAGGGCTGTTTTTCATAACTACACATTCATTGCTGTTTAACGTCTTTTTAACAAGTTGACTTGTTGATACAGTATGGTATTCTGTTGGTAGTGTATAGTGGTTTAACCGACCGCCTAATGTGATTTCACTGCAAATTAATCCTAACCTTTCATCATTATAAAAACCAATGTAACCACGCGTTTGTAAAATATACTCTAAATAGAATGTGTTGATAGATTCCGGTAAACCTTTATACTTAAACATATTTAAACTTAACATTTGTAAGTATGTATAATAAATAAAATCAGCTTCTCCATTATTCATTGTAGCAACATCAACCGCATTTCTACAGTAGTCTGTAAAGCTACTAGTGTCATTTAATATATTCATCTTAATCATCTCCTTTACTTATATGTTAAATAAAAAAGGTTGAGCCGTCAACCTTTATATTAATGCACTTTTTTATCTTTATAATTTCCGAACTTATCAACTTCTGTCATGTTATATCTATCTCCATTTATTTTAGAATAATCACCTATATTTTTGGTATGCCATAAAGTTATACCATTATCAAATACACGTTTTATTTTCTCTAGATCGCTTGGGTCTATTCCATCACCGCTAATATTACACTTGACAGTCTGTATATAATTCCAAAGATGTTTAGAATGTAAGTTAGGATAATCAATAACATTTGTTGCATAACCACGCATATCCCATATTTTATTTAATCTATCTAAATATTCATCTGTTGGCCTATATGCGTATATAACCAATGTATTAAGATCAAGCGATAATATCCGCATTAGATCGTTTGTACCTGTAACAATACTATCAGCAGTTGCTTGAGCGTCATGGATTTTAGCGTTATAAGTATCAATTGCGTTTTGTATATTTGTATTATTTTGATATTTTGTTGCTAATTCTCTTAACTGGTTATTAATTGCGGTTGATTGTGTATTTGCGCTTGCTTGTGCATTTGCATTTGCAAGAGCATTTGCGTTTTGTAAATTCGTCTGTTTAGTATTGATTTGGTTTTGCATTGCGGTTTGCCCAATCCCTAAACCAGCACCGACTAAACTACCAATACCACCTCCAATATTACCACTTAATGTACTAGCGATTCCACCACTTAAACCACCTATAGCACTAAAACTAGCGTTTATCATATTCGATTTGTTATGTAGATCATTTAGGTTACTAGCTAGATTTGCATTTCTAGATGTAACGCTCAAATTTAAATTATTCTGTATACTAGTTTGCGCGCTCATTGCATTACCTGTTGCACTGGCAATTGCTGAAGCTGTTTCATTACTACGTCTAATATTTGATAAACCAACATTCATAGAGTTACGCGACGATTGCATTAACATTGCTGTGGTATCGTTTATAATTGGCAATGAAAGCTCGTACGAACTTTCAAACGAGTTATCCATATTTATTAATGAAGATTTTCCAATTTCGTCATAAGTTTTATAATTCTTAGGAATAATATTAATTTTACTTGATGATGGATTGCCAACCATAACAAACTTAATATCATAAGAATCTTTCCACAGTTCATTTTTAAATATTTTATTAACACCATTGTTATTACTCAACATTAAATATGAGTATGGCCATGTGTATAATTTACTATTTCTATTATAGCCTATGAACGCCTCTAAGCTTCTACCTAAATCATATATAGGATATTCATCATCATTATTAAAATACATATTATTCATTGTACTGCTTAGAATTTTAAGACAATTTACATCACCCTCATGAACCCCGTTAAAATTACTTGATACTACACTTAGTACACCATTAACAACTTTTAAACCTGGAATTGAATCCGTAACCATAATACTCACACATTTACCCACTAGCTTTTCATTTTTACGAATATGATCTAAAACCACACTTAAACCAGTTAGAGTTGTGTAACTATTACCACTAACACCATTTCGCATTGTTGTAACATCATTACCATTATGTTTTGAGTAAGGAAAAATATAATAATTTATGGGTGACGGCGTACCAGCCTGTCCACTCGTATAACTATCATTTCCAGCAAAATCACAAGTCATACCTATAACAGCAAATGAATAGTTTTGCATAGGATTAACGATTGCTTGATTCGTTGAAACTAAATCAGTGCCAAGCTCAATATTTTCATTTTGTGTATTGACACATGGCCTACGTCTGTTATCAATACTCTTATCAATATACCATTGCGGTCTATGCTCATATGAAATAAAACTAGGCAAAAAATTCTTTTCAATTTCAAACCGCCACGTCTGAATAACATCCGTTTCGAAGCTAATACTAGTGGCGTTATCGTTTAAATATCCTAAACTTGTTATAAAACAGTAAATCCACTTTGATTTGTTGCCTGTATCACCATTTTGATAAATTAAATAATTGTACAAGCGTAAATCATCATATAAACCTGGTACAACTACAGCTCCATCTTTACGCTGGTATGTATAATTTTCAAAAACTACATGATCATAATTATTCATGAAAAAGTTAAATTGTTCTTCTGTGCTATTAAATGCACCCCAGAATGTATTATTCATTGCGTCAATTTCCAAACCCTTTAACAAATAGATTTTACTTTGTGGCGTAAATTGACTATTTACAACTCCTATACTCATCTTAATCATCTCCTTTATAAATTTATATTATTAAAAAATAGTTGAAAGTTCAACTATTTTATTTATCTTTGATATAATCATATATTTCACGTGCTTTCGTGCCACGCGTTGGCTGGTTAGGGTCTGCCGGTCTTTCATAGTTGGCTAAAAACTCAATCGCTAATGTGTAAGGGTCGGCAGTTGATTTTGAAAAGCTTGCAAAACTTTCGGGGTAGGCTGATGTTGCTATCCATTGCGCGCCATTTTCCAACTCCCACTGAATTCTTTCACATTCTCCAACACCGAATTTTGACACATCTGGGTAATACCCTTTTTCTTTTAGCCAATCAATAATTTTCGTCCAAGGTGTCCACTGCACCAAACCATAACCACGACTAGCTATAGGTTGTGCAAATGGTATATCACTCTCCCAGCGGTTCGGGTTAACAGTTGATTCAAAATAAGCGTTTCCTAACATTCCAGCAACTGCGTTTGCGGTCCAACCATTCGCTTTAAAGAACTGCCAAAAAGCAACCCAATTTTGTTTAGATTCATCTTCTGTAAGCGCTCTAGTGTTATTAATATCACCAGGTATAAACCATTCTCCAGCTGGTGTTGGTGGTTCGGGTGGTACTTCTTCCTTCGTTTTATAAAAACCTAGATCAATCCCTAAACCATCTAACATGAAATAATGTTTAATATATTTGTAACTTGGTTCGGGTGGTGTTGGTGGCCCCCCACCTTCAAACGTTTGCCATGTTTGACCATATCCATTTAAAATATTTGTATCATTTACATAAAATACTTGTGTCGGTAACGCTGAACCACTTAACGCATAACATTGGTTACCATATTGACAAGTTACACCATAATACACTAAACCAGCGTTCTGTGTAAATGTTTGGTCGATATGACAATGATCTCCAGTAGCATAGCCAGCATCCCCCGTATGATAAATTAAATCACCTTGCGCATATCTTGTTGCGGTTGGTGGATTAGGGTCATGTGTAAAACTAACAGTTACATAGCTTAGCCCGTTAGGTGTCCAAACAGTATTATCCGAACTATATGCACGTGTATTACCTATACTATCACTATAGGATAAATGACAGCTAAATGGAGCGTAAACGGGTACACGTACCTGTCCACTAATCGCATTATCAAAAGGGTGTCCACAACAGTGGCTTAGATCGCTTGGACCTGACCATTGTGTTATGTTCATAGTCTCCATTGGAAAAAGGCAAACCTCATGACCATCATATACTAATTTCTGGCCTGCTCTCATAAATTCAACTCCTCTTCTAAAATTGTTAACTCTTTTAATTTCTGTTTACATATGATATATCGCTCATAATCTACATCTTTTAAAATGTGCATAGCTTGCATGTAAAACTCAATGTAAAAATAAACGCTTAAACCTTCTGGTAGACTATATGGTATATCTTCCGGTTTTTTCATTTTATAAATACTCGATAACTCACATTTTTTAGTTTTCATGTTGCACCTCCTAAAAATAATAGCAAGTATTAAATACTTGCTAACTAACGCGCTTCCAAAAATATACTGCATAATATGGTTGCATTAAAGATGTTTTTTCAGATCCGCTTTCGCCAGGGCCATGAGCGTGAACACCAATTGTAGAACCATTTTGTTGTAATAAAGCACCATAATCAATTATAGATAACTCTTTTTTAGAAATTAAATGTTTATACTCACCGCCAGTATCATTTACGTTAAAAGTCTGTGTATTTGTTCCATCACTACCTTCACCGACGCCAACAAGCGTTCTACCTTGCGCGAACTGTTCCCAAGTACCTTTTAAATAAGTACCAGGATTTGTATCTGTTAAACTGATATATACAGAACCAATAGGATAAATAGAATCAAGAGTGGTATTAATTAACTCTGTTAACTCTTCTTTAGTTGTTGTAAATTTTGTGTTAGTTTCTTTTTTAAAACTATTGAAAGCAGATTGATTTTGAGAAAGTGCTTTATTTGTATTAGTTTTAAAAGTTTCTAAATCATTACTAACAGTATTAATTTTAGCGTTTATTGCGTTTTCTTTTTCCTGCCAGTCTTGATTAAACTGTTCTTGAATGATCCCTTCAATTTCAGCGTCCAACTGTTTTTTATTTTTCTGCCATTCAATATTAAATTGTTCTGTTGTAGCTTGTTTAGTTGCATTAATAGAATCCTTTATTTGTGAGTCTACAATCTCATTCCACTGTACTACTACAGCATTCACAGCTTTTATCACCCATTCAATATATCCCTGCAATTGATTAATACACTGATAAATATTCATGCCAGTATTAAACGCACTTACATATTGTTGTGCTAGATTTACACCGCTCAACTTTAACTCATTATATTTCGGTAAAATACTTTGTAGTTTATCATCATCAATAATACCCATATTACTTACCCCCATTATTATATCCAATTAATTCTTTTAGCTTGTCAGGTAAAAGATCAGAATTGATTTTAGAAATGTTTTCAATAATACTCACCACTTCCGTGATTATCGCATATGTACAAAACACTGGCACTAAATCAACACCAAACGGAAGAGTTAAAAAAGTTTCAGCATAATTAATTGCAA